CAGGCCGCGCAGGAACGTGGTGATGCCGCCGCGTGGCCACTGGGTGCCCTGCAGTCGGCGCAGCTGGTAGCCCACCCAGCGGTAGCGACCGTCCAGGTAGGTGGTGGCGTTTACGATAGCCGCCTGGAGCTCCTGGTCGGTGCGCGCCGTCAGGTCGACGCCGCGGTCTGCCCAGTAGGCCCGGACGGTGGCGNCGGGTCCGTGTAGGCGTTCGCGCCGTCCACGGTCCCGTCGTTGTNCTGNTGGGTGAAGGCCATGTCTCNGCCCTCACTCGATCTTCAGGTCCGAGGCGCTCTCNGCGAGCACCTGGCCCTGGTCGCGCCAGTCGGCNCCGGTNACNGTGGCGATGACGCCGTTGGTCGCCTTGCGGATGGTGACCTGNCCGCCCGGNGGCACGCGNACGGTCTGCTGNCCGGCGGGCGCCTTCGGGGGCTGGGCGGGAGCCTGGCCCGCCGACGTGCGCGGCTTGGTCATGTCGCTGCTGGAGTAGCGGGCCATGGTTGTTCCCTCCTTACTGCTTGGCTGCGCGCGCCTTGGCGCGGGTGTAGCCCTCGGCCACGGCGTTGACCTCGTCGCGGGCGACCTTCTTGCCGGTCAGCTCGCCGAGGTGCTCGAGGTTCGGCAGGTTGTTCGACGTCCAGTGGGCGTCGACCTCCGGGTCGAGCAGGCCGATCGCTTCGGCAAGGCTCGGCTTCGCGTCCGGAGCGCCCGACGGCGCGTCCTGGGCCGGCTTGGCCGCCTCGGTGGACGTGGCGCTGCCTTGCGCGTCAGCCTGACCGCCCGAAGCCCCGGAATCCACCTGGGCCGTGCTCTCCGGCTGCTTGTCGCCCTCGGGCTTCTGCTCGCCACGCAGGGCGTGCAGCTCGGCCTTCTCGGCGGTCATCGCGCCGTAGAACTCGAACACGCGCTCGAGGGTCGCAGCCTGCTCGGCGCTGCCCTGGAACGTCATCTCGCCGTCCACGAACTCGTGCCCGTTGACGTGCATGGTCTGGCCGGCGTGGGGGCCGACCAGTACGAACTTCTGATTGACTGATGCCATTGATTCTCTCCTTCGCTAGATGCCACAAGGCCCTCCACAAGCGCTGGGCTCGTGGAGGGCCACCCGACTGGCGGCCTTAGTTGGTGACGCCGCTCAGGATCGCCAGGCCCTTCTCGCTGAACAGGGCGACGCCGCAGTACCACACCACGCGGGTGATGGACTCGTCCGCGTCTTCCTTCTCGCCGACCTCCTTGATGTTGATGCCCGCGGCGCGTTCGGCGGTCAGGCCGGCGATGCCGTGCGAGCGGCTGCCATCGTCGAAGGTGCCGGCGATGACGGAGGTTGCGTTGGTCGACGTGCCGCGCGTCTGGTTGATGGGGATCCAGTCGTTGCGGAAGATCGGGATGCCGCGGTAGGCGGGCACCTGACGACCGGAGGCCATGGTGTAGATGTCACCCGGCGAGGTGCCGCCCAGGCCGCGGAGCAGCGCGAGGTAGGCACGACGGGTGCGGCCGTTCATCATCAGGTAGTCCACCTGGCCGTCCTTGTCGGTCACCAGGTCGATCAGGGCGTCGAGGTCGTCGAACGACAGCGGGGCGCCGTTGGCGGCCGCGTTGCCGGCGAAGAACTTCTGGCCGGCGGCCGCGAGGCCGAGCAGGCCGGTCATGTTCGCGCCGGTGCCGTCGCCGTTGATGAGCTGGTCCTGGTACTTGCGGCCGCAGCTCTTCGCCTTGGACGCGATCTGGACAGCCTTCTGGTCGTTGCCGTCGCCGGAGCGGGTGGCTTGGATCAGGCCGTTGACCTCGGCGTCGCCGATGATCGTGGTGAGGGTGGAGGTGACCTGCGTGAAGGTCGCGGCCGCCTTGGCGGTGATGGTCGTGCCGACGCCAGCCATCTGGACGTCGCCCAGCACGTTCTCGCGGTTGTAGGCGAGGGCGTTGCCGTCGATGCCGTCGAAGGGCAGCAGCTCGAACATCTCGTTGACGGTGATGACGTTCTCGATGACGCCAGCGACGAGTTCGTCCTGGGCCAGCTTCGCCGATTCGGCGAGGGTTACGGATGCCATGGTGTTTCTCCTAGACAGAGGTTGATGGTTTGCTTGGTTTGGTGCCGGATCGCCCGACGATTCGACCCCGGGCCAGGCGTCACGCCTCTGCTGGGTCAGCGAGCGCGGTTCGCGGATGTGCTCCGCGCTCGCACGCTATGGTCGGGAATGTGCCACGACGGCGCGGGCCCGTAACCCCACGAACCAGTGCCAGCGCGCCCGATCTGGACCGTCTGAGCCCCGTGAAGTGCCAAGTCCGTACGGTGAAAGCCTTGCGCACCAAGGACTTAGGACCTTTTTGGGCCGTACGAGCCTTGGAGCTCGGTTTGCACCAGGAAAACGATCGGCCGCCGACTTCGGGGAAGGTCGGCCACGGCGCTGCCGAGGTCCAGAAGCCCTAGATGGCCTAGAAGTCCTTGTCCGGCTTAGAGAATCAACCACTTAGAGCCTTATATAGGGTTTAGATTGCCTTAGATTAAAGGATAGATAAAATAAATGGAAAATAATCGCTTGAGGGGGCTCCCAAGCTGGGAGAAGCCTGCCATAATCATTCCATCAACACGACGAACTGCTGGAGACTAACATGACCATCGTACTTCTTGCCTGCGTACTGACCGGCTGGTACATCGGCCGCCCGGCAGCTCGCTTCATCGTCCAACTGTTCTGAGGAACACAATATGAACCGCCCCTTTGCCAACACTGCAGCATCCGACTATGACGCCACCATTGCTGCGGTTGAACTGCAGCTCGCCAAACTGAAGCTCAAGCTTGAAGCCCACAAGGCCAAGGCCAAGGCTGACCCCAAGAATTGGGGCTACTCGGGCGACCTCCGCAAGGTCGAGTCCGACCTTGCCGACATCCTCGCCTTCATCAACTGATAGGAGCACCGCCATGACCGCCAAGAAGACCGCCTTCGCGAAGTCCATTGTCACGCAGCTTGAGAATGACGCCATCCTCGCCGTCGGTGACTGCTGCGTCTGCCTCCGACTGTCCGAGACCGAGACCTACTCCAACCTCCACGAGATGGTGGACGGCACCCTCGTGCCTCAGTACACCGAGCTCCTTGACGCTGCCCTTGAGTACGCCAAGGCGTTCAAGCCTGCGGCCGCGTTCAACCCGACTCTCGTGGCCCACGCCTTCCTCAAGCAGTTGTGCGAGGACATCGGCGAAGACGACTTCCGCGAGGCGGTCCGCAAGCAGAAGGAGGCGCCCATCGCGGGCATCTGCTACTCCCACGACTACTGCGACGCCAACATGACCATGGACGCAGCCATGGCCTCGATGGGCATCGTGGCACTGCCCGACGACGAGGAGGGCATGCCCGACCGCGTGGTGGACCTTTGGAACGCCGCGTGGAACCACGCCAAGACCCGCATGGAGGCCATGACCCTCTAAACAACGGCATCGTGCGCTCTTCGAGGGGCATACGATCTACCCATCCAACCCAAGATCAAAGGAGATTGCACATGAACCTCTTCGTGCTGGACCGCGACCCGCGGCTGGCCGCCCGAGCCCACTGCGACAAGCANGTCGTCAAGATGGTGCTCGAGACGGCGCAGCTGCTCAGCACNGCCCACGCCCACTTCGGCGAGGCGTCCTANTCCGACGNCCGCAACTGCTTCGAGGTGCGCGGGCAGCGCGTCTACCACCCGACGCATCAGAACCANCCGTGCGCCGTGTGGGTCCGCGAGACCGCNGCNAACTANCGCTGGGCNTGCTCGCTGCTNGAGGCNCTGCTCCACGANTANCAGCGCCGCTTCGGCGACCGCGCCAAGAAGCGCCACAAGACGTGGGACGTGCTGCCCGCCCTGCGCACGCCGCCCCGCGCGCTGCTCAAGGCCTGCGCTGACCGGCCCGACGCCATGACGCCGTTCGCCCTCGCGATGCCCGAGGCGTATCGCTCGGCCGACCCGGTGGCCTCGTACCGCGCCTACTACCGCGCCGACAAGTCCGCGATCGCCGAGTACCGCATGGGCGACGAGCCGGAGTGGATGACCCGCGCCTCGGAGGTGTCGCTATGATGGAGGACCTCGACTTCCCCGGCGACTACCTCGACGCGTTCGCCGAGGCCGGCCTGTCGCCGACCGGCCGCTTCCGTCACCCTCCGCACGTGGTGGCCCTGCGTCGCGGCTGGAGCGAGCTGGTCGGCAACTCCGCCAACCACCTCGTGCCGCGCGGAGGGGCGCCCTGGACCGACGCGGAGGAGCGCGACCTGCTGGCCGCCGCTGCCCG